TACCCCGTAATTAGGAATGGGACTGTTGTATAATTGTAACTTGATTGGTCGTACACATCACAATTAGAATCTCCTGTAAATAAATAATCATACATCAACGAAGTCCCTGACCAATTACCTCCCGCAGGAGTAAAATAAGCCGTTCCATTAGGGTTAGTTGCAATAACATTCGTAAACGGTACCGTAACATCTTTTTTAATAACATTATATCCCCATGGACTCATTCCCGACATTATAATGGTATATTCACCATTAGATGCGTAAGTATGGGTATAATAGTTAGGGGCCGTAATAGGAACTAATTGTGGTGGGGAACCATCTCCCCAGTCAATCTGATAGTTTGCAAAGGTTAAATACTTTTTAAACTCGGTGTCTGAAGTATTGTAAAAATAATATGTGTTTGGAGCATAGGTTGAGGCAGAAAATAAAAAATTAGTCATTGTATCTTTTTGTAACACCATTCCATCAAATACCGAATAATACCCGATATCAATTGTGGTTTCACTAAGAAAAATTGGGATGGTCAATCCTGTTAATAAAGAAGTTCCTCCTGTACCTCCTGTCACTATTTGTGTCATTGCGGAATAAACTCGAGTGTACCCCGTATATTGAATAGTTGTGGTGGTTGTTGTTATATCACAACAAGGGTCCCCACTTAATTTAAATTGTGAATCTCCCGCATCGTAAGGAACAAGAAATAAATCTCCATTAATTACTTCAGGGGAAATTCGTATACTATAATATCTATCGTCCATTATGGGTTAATATATTCATACCATTTTATTGGTGAGCCCGTACCTATACGGTTATTTAAATAATCAAAAACCTCGTAAGTTTTTGTTGTATAATTTATTGTCACTTTATTAAAAAAATATCGACCACTATCAAATATAAATTTATTCGACAAAGATGATTGTGGTTCATTCATCATCTTAACAAAAACACCAAGTCTACCATCAAAAAATTTAGCGGACATATAAAACGTGTTAATATTTAAAAACGCCTCATTTTTTAACCAATAAATAAAAAACCCTTCTTTATCACCAACAAAATCTAATGTGTATGACGGTTTTCTAATATTAACATTTGGTATTAATGGTGAAATACTTACATTTTCTGTTGCCCCTTGTTGTACAGGAATTATTATTGTAAAATAATTTGTTTGACTTTGGGTATCCTTAGTATCATAAAAATCAAGTTTAAAAAATGATTTTGTAAACGGTTTCTCGTAATAATAAATTTGAGTACTCGAAAATCCTGAAGGGTTTGCGTTTGGAAATAGATAACTATTTACCCAATCGGTAGGTGTGGTTGATGCGCTCACTGGAACACTAGAATCATAAAAATAAAAGTCGTATTTAATGTCGGTTTTTTGGTTTGGATTATACGGTAAATGACTAAATCTTAATATTTCAAAATCTTTTGCAATCCCAATAATATCAACCAAAACTTCTTCTTCATAAAGTTCAATACTGTCATCTCTACCATAGAAATCCCACTTGATTTCGATAGGTAAATCAATTGACTTATTTCCTTTTGGTATGGTAAATAAAAATTTGTTACTCACAAGGGTCTATAGTTGGGTCTGCGATTATGGTCTGTTCATTATAATTAGTTCCTTCAGGTATTATTCTAAAAATAATGTTTTTAAAAGGATAATGAACACCGTTCAAAAAAGGATAACTAAGACCAATACCACCACTGTCAACAAAACCGTAAGGATATAAATCCCTCCAAATAAATAAATTTTTGGTCGTTGAGAAATGAGAATAGTCAGGTATTCCTACAACATTTTTAATATCACCATCTTCAATATAATCTGAATAAACTCTTGTTGTTAACACATGATGTGGTTGATAATAATACCCGAGTTGATTTGCAACGTTTCCTCCAATTCTAAATGAAAAAGGATTAAAGGTTAGTTTATGAAATAGATTAGAAATAACTCTTTCTTGTTGGTCATAGTCATTCCACTCACAACAATCGCCATCAATTATATCTCCCTCTTTAAGAGATTCGACATAAGTGAAGGTTATTAACCCTGAACCTGGTCCATATCCAAAACTAATTGGTGTTGTATAACTTCCCATAGGAAAATTACAATCAGAATCACTATTACTTGTTGACCACCAAGAACTAGGAAGTCCTGAAGAATTTAAAGGTAGATTAAATTCCCACCCTTCTCTTAACCCAAAATAATCTGTACTTGGATATGCTTTAGGTCTTCCAAACATCCACCCAAAATAACCTTTATATATGACGGTAAAGAATAATTCAGTAATTGGTCTTTTTTGATTATCTCTAATTGGGTTAACCCTAACATCTTTATTGAATGATAGTGTGTAAGATTGTGACCCTTCTTTAACCGAAACTCTCGCAACTTGATTTGGTGTAAATCCACTACTTTCGTATTTCTTTTTTTCTCCAAAAATATTTTGTTCAAACCCCGCATTAACTAAGACGGCATTTTCTGATTCTGTTAATATTTTATTTTTTCTAACATAGTATGTTGAAATAGTATCCGACTCATTATTTTTTAAAATAACCCTTTTTGCGGTTCCCGTTACACCATCGTTAAAAGTTCCCCCCAAATACCCAACGTCAAGTATATTAAAAACATACTCCTCACTTCCAAAGGTACTAACGCCTAACGAATCTATTTGGAATAAGTCGACACCATTATAAGAAAAGTTCAACTTAACAAATTCTCCCACCGACATTCCATGTTTAACGGGACTTCTAAACGAAATAGTATTTCTACCATTATACACCGTATTCTCAATGATAAACGGTATACCATCACCAACAATCCAATTTAAAATAATGTTAGTTTTTTTATCAGTAGCACTCATAGGTTTTGTATAGTCATTTTCATAACCATAACTAACAAAGAAATTCCAATTGTAACTTGAGGCACTTTTTGGTATAAAATTTAAATGTTCGTTTGGTGGTTGTGTATACCCACTTACATTATAATCAGTTCTAATAAAAGCAAATTCATTGTATTGGGGAAATCCCGTCCACGATATGGTTGTTGCTCCACTGAGACATTGAAGGGCCGCGGCCGAAGCAGAATTTAAATAATACAGATTATTTTCAAATGGAGGATAGTTGGTAAAACCTGAATAAGCGTTTTGGAATAAAAGTGAAAATTTACATGTGGGTCTAATAATATCTGAACTTTGTCGTTCGTCATCAAAAACTTGTTCTAACTCAATATTAATATTTCTATCGAATTCAACATTTTCTTTTGCCGTTTGTATTAATGGCACGTTGAACAGTAATGTTGTGTTAGGAGCTGATTTATATCGTAATGACCCTAAAATTACTCTTATATCTTGTCTATTTCCCATATTAATCGGTTATTATTTCAAATCCTATCCATTTAATTGCAAACCTATCAAATGACGTTTTACCTTTTTTAAGTCCAAAATAAAAGTGGTATGGAGCTCCTACAGTAATAATTCTACTAATAGGATTACTAAATGGAGCGGTATTAGGGTCTTGTGAAGTAAAAATAGGGTTATAATTACCCAAACTATCAACAGAATAAATGTATCCTTTATAGTCTTTGATTAAAGTACTACCGTTTGTTCTAAAGTATCTTGAGTTTTGTTCTATTCTATCTAAGGTCTGATATTTGTGAGTAAAAAATTCTGTATTTAGAGTATTGGTGTACCAATCATTACTTTGTGAACCAAAAATACTATACGGAGTTGAGCCTTCTTTTATCTCCCACTGATAAAAAGGTACGGATTGTGTAAACACATTAAAGTAATTGAATGCACAGGTGTCGGTAACCATTGCTGAGTCATTAATAATGGTTCTTTTAGGACTAATAAAATCTCTAACCTGTGTGTCTGAAGAAAAGAAAATTCCAATAATACCATCGGCAACACCCCCACCATTAAAGAAAATTGGGTCTTGTAGAGGAGATGGTAATGATGGATAATTATCGGGTTCAAAATCAACAACACCTAACTCTGAACTTATTGATATCATTTGAGCGTAATCTGCGTCAACAAAAAGTTTATTTCTTTTATTAAAATACGAAAGAATGTTTCCTCCTCCAGCACCTAATAACTGAGCCAAAAAACTCGTACTCGCTAATCTACTAATAATAAGTAAATTTAATATTTCCGAAACATCCGTAAAAGTTGTTGACCTCAATTTCTTAACAACGTACCCATCATAATCATCCGACATAATAATCTCTTGAAGAAATTGACTTCTAGGCCCTAAGTCCATGATAGTTGTTGGGAATTTTAAATTCTTGACATTCCCTTTATATGATGAATAATTAGGTGCGTCCGCCCCAATAAATTTAGTACCATCCCAAGGACTACTTCTGTAGTAAAAATTATTTGTTGGGTGTAGAATTACCGTATCCCTACAATATTCACTGTAAGGAGCATTTGGTGGGGTTGAGGTAGGACTTGTAAAAAATCTATCGTTTTTGATGTTGAATGCGTATAATGTTCCGTTAATCCAATTGTTTGTAAAAATATGTGACCAAACATCTCTACACGCACCAAAGGTAATTTGAACTCTTGACGACCACTCAGCAACTATTTTAATATCTTTAACTAACGATGAGAAAATTTTTGTTATTGTAATATAACAACCATTTTCCATAATTAATTCGTGATTTGAGGTTCCATTTTCATAACACGATGGAGAAGGAGCATTTGATGGAGTATAAAAACCAAATTCATTAGGTATAACGTTATTATAACAACCTAACGGTATCATTGTATTACAGTTAAATGTCTCTAAAACGGACCCTGTCATTGCACTTGAACTTATTGGGTCAGGTCCCGCCTCAGGAACCGATGGTGAATTACTTTGAATTCCTTCAGTATTGGTTACCGTTCCATCATCACCAATTTGGTATGCGGAAAAATTAATGTTTTGTTGTAATGCGTAACTGTTACCCGCACTATCAAGGGTTAACGTTGATGTCGGAAGTCTATCTGACCTCATAATAATTTGATTACCATTAGACCCTAATCCAACAGGGTAACTATACGTACCAGAATATCTTGGAGCATAATAATACCCATTAATTGTTGGTGATGCGATAGTGTTTACAGGTATATTGACTTGTTGTAACATTACCGAACCACCGTCAACAATTTCATTAACAAAATATCCTCTATTATCCGCAAGAGGATAACTATTAACCGAATTAGTAAAAAAACTATTGTAAGGTCCGCAAAAGGGGAATGAAGCAACCATATCCCACTCTATTGTGAAACCATTTTGAGGAAATGATTTAATTGAAGAAGCATTATATAACCCAGTTTGACATGCCACAGATAATTGTGGTGCCAATGATGGAGTAAACAGTAAATTAAGATTATCCAACGATGAATAATAACTTGGGAAATTTGATGTAAACGCACTGTATGAGGCAAACCCCGTTAATGCTGGTTGGAAGTGGAACGACTTATAATATAAATGATTACCAAGTGTGTCAGTATTCATTACGTTTGAAATCATTGTATGTCTTACTGATGGTATTCCCCCTTGAATAGGATGATTTAACTTATATAAACCTGAAACAATTCTTGTTGGTGTTGTATATCCAAACAATAAACTTAAATCGTAACTATTCTGACATCTTGAGGAATACGGGTCAACTCCTCTAACCATTATCACTATAACTTGTTTATCGGCATCGATAAACATTGATAAAGGATTATAATATAATGGTGATGGAAATTGAACACAGTTATCAGCAGACAAAAATGTAAACGTCATATTATTATACAAATACCTTTTATTTAGACTTAAATCACTTGCGAGAGGATTACAAGAACCCGAAAAAGTATTATAGGTCATTGCGGTAATAACTTGAAAATATTCTGCGTCCATAGGGAACTTAGCGTATGACGCGTCATCCGGGTCTTGGGTTATTTGATAAGGTATACTTATTGGAGCTCCTACTGGTGATGTATAATCAGAATATTGAACTGTAATTGTTCCCGTGTCATTAATTGAAGTTCCCGTAATACTTTTGGTGCCGTATTGGTTGTATGAAGTAACACCTGTTAAATTTACGTCCTGAGATAATGAGGGGTCTTGGAAAGAAATGAGTTGTCCCGCGGGAAAAGTCGATAATTGACTTTCTCGACATGAGATAACCACAACATTATCATAATGAAAGGTTGTTGCGGAGGCATTTAATGTTGTGTCAAAAGTAACTTTAATTCTATTATGACCACCACCAGGGTTTGCTCCTCCAAAATCGTTAAAGTATTTTGCTTTATTATTAAATAAATTTATTCTTTCGGCTAAAGTAATACTTGATGTGAACATATATCTGTCATCACCGCTCGAGTCTTGTCCATAAGTTTGTAGTTCAGGGACCAAGGATTTTGAAGTAGGGTTAACGTTATCAATTGCTTTACCAGACATCATTGATGAAAATGCGTCAGGAAAAGTTAATGATGGTTGGAAATGTATAACATTATACTCTGTTGAAATTGAGTACTGAGATAAAATCCCATTTACCCCTGCTGAATTAATAATTGCGGTAGTATCAACTGATACAGGAGAGTCCCCATCAGCGTCCCCCTCAACAGTATCCCCTTCTTTACAGGAACATAATTCACAATCAGGATATGATAAGTTAGGTAAACGTAAATGAACAAATAATTTCCATAAATTTAATAGGTCTTTAATCAATGTTATCATGTCCTCGATAGTAGGACAATCTTTCTTATTTAAATTCCCACCAAATTTATTTACGATAGTTATAATCGCATTTATAAGGTTACATATAAAAATAACAATAATAAAAACAATCGCAACAACAACCGCCAATATTGGACCTAAAATGAATTTTAATAAAAACGCTAATATATGTGCAACAATTAATAATAAAATGATAATAGGTTTAAAAACAAACATCATATAAACAAATAAAAGATATATAATGTCAAATCTAAAAAACGAATCGTTTGTTGGAAATTTAACGTTCTCACTTTCACAAACATCATCCAAAATGTGTTTTATTGTAATCATTCTATTTGGAAGAAACCCTTTTCTATATTGGTCAATCATCTGTGACACAGTATAAACTTTATTATACAACATCTCATAAAACGTGTCTTCACAATTAATCGCCGATTGTACGTCAGCATAATCATTCCAATCTAAACTAAAAGCATAACTTTTAATTGCGGTAGAATAGTTGGTATAAGGAGTCTGAAGGGGGTCATCACCACTTCCGTTAGTCCACCCATATTCTCTAATATTAGGGACTAAAAAATACCCTCGTTTAATTGCCTCACTTAATGAAGGCGATTGATTCCACTTAACCTTAAATCGATACTTTCCTTTTGTTGGTATACCTTGTTTAGGGTCATTTGATAATACTCTTTCACCAAATTCATTTGTTATGATATAATCCAAGTTCATTGGAACATCTACTAACCAAGCACCGTTTTCATCGATAACTTGTCCTCCATCTTCTAATGAAACAGTTTCTAAAATAGGTTGACCATTAATATCTTGAGCAATGGTTTGTCTTATCGCCAAAATTTCTCCAGGTCCAGCAACTAATCCACATAAGTTACCTTGTTTTAGTTTTGGTTTACAGTTTCTTTTTTGGAATTGGTTATCAGCATTTGATATTATTGACCCCATAAAAATTGATGTAGGGGTTATAGTAATATTGGCTTCATCAGTTAAGTCAAAGTCAGTTCTTGTAACACCTAAATTACAAATTTCGGGTTGACCCCATAATGGTTCAACTTCTATAACACGATTAATTGTAATAATCTGAGGTAACTCATTTAAGTTAGTTGAACTTTTAAACTTTGTTCCCGCAACTTGGGATGGAGTGGCTACGCCCATACGAATTAAATCCTGAGGCGATAACGAAAATTCTCCAATATCCGATAAATCAACATCAACATGTAGTGTTTGTGACCCTGTAGGGACACCAAAAATCATATAATCACCACTATCGTTAGTTTTTGCAGTATACTTAAAATACTTGTCATACACCTCAATTAATGTGGGGTCAACTAACACATCATGTTTATCGAAAAAAGTTCCTGTGGGTGAGTGATTACTATATGATGGTAGATATGGTAATAAATTATATCTATAACCATCGTCATTTAATTCGGATAAAGTTTTATAGGGATATAAGTCAGAAATTATTGGGTTTGTCGTGTCTTCATTTGTCAATGGAATAAACACCGATATTTTGGCGTTAGGTATACCAAAACCATCATTAGCGGTAACTCTACCAATAATTACACCATAATCAGAACACTGTCTTGTGTATATTTGACTCTGTAATATTTTAAGAGATAGAATTTCAAGATATTCAAACTCTTGGTCTATTAAAACCTTTATTGACTTATCTACACCTACTTGAGTTCTTATTCTATATGAATTCGACATTATTAATCTTTTTTGATAAATAGTTTATATGCTACTTTCAAAAAGATAAATCATTATTTAATAAAATAAATTATCAGGAGAAATTAACTGTTTTTAAATTCTTAACCCTTACATTAATGTCTTTACCAGGAAATCTGACTTGATATGTCTGACTTGGTTCTGCAAAAATTGTCTCATCAACCAAATCAATTTCTCGAGTTTCTGAGTTTAGATATTTTTGAGAAGTTTGTGATGAGGAGTACTGTCCTCCAACTTTATTGAAAACTTGTATACCTGAAACAGAGATTACTCCGTTCTCGCTTTGTATTTGTCGTCTAATTTCAGAGATGTATACATTTTGTCCCATTTGTCTATGCGAAGGGTTAAAATACGTTGACACTATATTAACAATTTGTGAAATTACCGCTCCTTGATTTTGACTATTATCCAAAACAACATCAAGGTTCATCGCTAAATCAATAACACTTGCAGTCTCAACTGAAATGTAGTCATTAATCATTCTATAGTTAGATAGGTAATTTGCTACATTATTTTTTAATGTGTTAGAAACAATTTCGGTTAATTTACCTGAATCATCATAAGACAACATTTTAATTTTAATCTTATTGTTTTCCTCAGTAATCGCCGCTTTAGCGGGAGCCCCGAATTGTGATGGCATTGTTCTGATAAGAGAATCATAGTCATTAACCGTAACCGCCCTGTTTTGTGCTGAGAAATTGAAACCGACTAAGTTTCTAACTTCTTCTGTTGTCGGAGATGCCGCTCCACCAATTGCCGCAGTAACATTAATACAACTTAATGAGTTAACTACACTTGTATTTATTGAGTCTGACGGTCCATTAACAAAGAAAGATACGGTTCCAATTTGTGTAATAACATTAACTCCTAAATTACTCCCTGTACCTCCACCGATTCTATATTGTATAAACATGGTTGTGTTGGCTTTAACCGTACTACCTAACGCCAAATTATTAGAATACTTATATAAATTTAAATTATACCCATCTCTTGCAAATTCTCGTAATTGTTCGTCAGCAGATTGTGTACCACCACCAAAAGTCATTTTTAAAAATCCTTCAGGAGTAAACTCGGTTATAAACTTGTCACTTGTTGTAACATATCTTCCAACTTTAATTCCAGGTTGGTCGGAAACTTTAGTAGGGTCTTCGATGAATACTCTATCCTCAATTAACGCCTTAACCTCATACCATCTATTATCGGCACCTAAGAATTCTTGTGATGAAGGCATATTTGCATATTGAGTACCATCTTTTAATAAAACACTTGTTACCCCTAAAACATTTTTTTCAGGTAGGAACATTTCAAAAAATGGTTTAACATCATTAGGTGTCATTACTCTTTTATAAACTTTAGTAATACCATTAACAACGGTCTCTCGTTTTACAATGGTATAATTAAGTAATTTGTTATTTGAATCGAAATTAGGTATTTTTAATCTATTTGGGTATCCGTCAGCATTAATTGCCGAAGCAAAATCAATATCATAAACCGTTTCAAAGACTTGACCCGCTCCACTAACTTGTGACCCTCTTCTTAGTATACCACAATATCTCAAATCTTCTTTATCCCCAAAAGCGGGCACAGTAATTGAAAAGTCAACTAAAGCGACTGAAGGTCTTTGACCTGGCACCTTTAATCCGTATGTTCTTGCAATGTTAAAAATTGACGACCTTTGTTGGGCGTATTGTAAAACAGTTTCCTGAATACTTCGGTCAATGTTGAATTGTAAGTTATCACTAACTGCGGCGTTTAAGTCCAATAACGCTGAGAACACTGACGCATCATTAAAATTGTCAATTAACTCGGGATAGTATGTTCGGGTAAAATTAATTAACTCAGTTCTTATTGACTGAAAATCCCTTGTCGTATACGATATTTTTTTATTGCCCATATATTATTAAATATTAATAATTACGAAATCACTCTGATTAAATACCGAATCTGTGATTATATAATCAATTTTAATTTTAGCGGTATGTTCTTTCTCACTTATACCAGGAACTCGATAAACTCTTACGTCTCCTTGGACATAGGTTCCTTTATCTTCTTCCCCATTAGACGCGTCAGTTACACTTATTTTTGTTATAGTGATTCCTGGTATATATTCAGAAACCGAATCCCTTATTTCCGCTTCAATGTCTGAAAATGTCGGACCATCCATAGGTTCAAAAATATATTCATAAAGTCTTGTTCCAAAATCAGGTAAATAATATCTTGTACCTTTTCTTGTTAATAATAAATGAATTAAATTTGCTCTGACCTCTTCATCACCATCTTGCGATAACGAAAGATAATTACCTTTTAAAGAATCTCTAAAAGGGAAGTTAACTCCATATGTTTTTCCTTCTGCCATTAATCATAAATATAGTGTTACAATATTTTCGGTGAATAGATATAAAATAAAAAATCACGACAAGTGTCGTGATTGTTTTACCTTTTCCATTTTAAAAATTATTTTATTTCGCATCCATCCGCCCCACAAGCAATTTCGCCACTTAAATTTGTTTCATCAGAATGTTCAACAACTTTACTTAAATCAATCGAATATAATTTTGAATAAAGTAATTCAAACTCTTCTTTTGTACAATCAGTGAATGGTGCTTGGATGTAAGAACCATTATCGTAAGGTAATACAGATAAACCATTATAGAAATCTCTATTATTCCACATCCAATCTCCCGCCAAAACCCAATCTTCAGGTTTTAAACTAATTGTTGCGGATACGTTGTGCATATTTGAACCTCCTCTATGTCCTGGTCTAACCCACTCTTGAGTTACTTTTTTAACTCTTTCCAATAATTGGAATGGGCTTTCTGTTCTTAATATTGCTCCTTCAGGGGCTTTTTGTGGTACCGAAATAACTGCGGTATCATGAGGTCTAAAGAATTCATCTTCAACTAATTCAGGATGATGTTCGCTTAAATATTGGTAAATAGATTCATTTTTTCCAACACGAATTCTTCTGATATAATAATCATTATGCCAAGCATGAATTCCTGAAGATGTTCCTAAAGTTAATGAGGTTGTTCCCGCAGGTTTTACTGTTGTAGTTCTTGCCGATTTATTAATACCGATTAATTTAGCAACTCTTTCGTTTTCTTCTTTAACAATTTTTGCCGACTCTTTCATGTTATAACCTAAAACAACTCCCGAACCGATTCCCGTCATAGAAACACCGATTAACGCGTCTTTCTCAGTCGTTCTTTTCCAAATATCTCTTAAGTAATGGAAGTTAGTGTAACCCGCTTGTAGTGTTCCAATAAACGATGCTGCCTTAACACGATTATTTAAATCTTCTTGCGATTCAATATCAGAAACATTTACTTCACATAAATTACAAAATTGATTAGGTCTTAGTGCGATTTCACAACAAGGGTTTGTTCCCCAATCTTTATCGTTTGTAAAATAAATTCCTGGTTCACCTGCTCCTGAAGCCTCAATACGTTTCCATAAATCCATGAAAAATTCTTGGGTAATTTTATGTCTTAATAACGCCGCTGAGTTATTTGCTCTACCTCTTTGTGGATTTATTTCCCACCAATTACCTGACTTACATGAAATCATCTCTTGGTCATCAGCACTAAACAATGAAATTAACGCTGCTCGTCTAATCCCTCCCGCAAGAACTGCATCTGCGATATGACAAACCATGTCATGAACTTCAATAGGCGTTAATTTATCTCCGTCTTGTTTTGATTCTAAAATTCCTTTTAATTTATGTAAACAATCTTTAAGTGGTTGAGGTCCTGGAGCCTTACCTCCTGAGGTTACAAGTTGAGCGCCTTTCTGTCTGATATCTGAGAAATCAAAATCAGGTGTTGAAACCTGCTCTCCAAAGTATGATTTAAATAATACTTTAATAGCGTCCGCCCAACCTTCAATTGAATCCCCAATTAGGAACCTTCTTTTTCTTGATGTGCTTGGTTTTCTAATTTCAGGAAGTTTTTCAACGTGATGTTTCTGAACTGAATATCCAACACCTGTTCCACCTAGTAATAAAAACATTGACTCAGAAAACGCATCTAAATGGTCAATCGGTACGTAAGCGCAATTTCCCGTTACAATACCACCTCCAAGAATAAAACTCTTATCATCATCAACTTCTAAACACCAAACTTGTTCCATCATATAAGTTGGGGTTATTTTACTAGCACTCCAAGAAGTGTTTTGTCGACTACCAATATGGTTTGTTATACCATATCTATATGTTTCAGGTCTTTCACCATAATTAGTTATTTGTCCCGTCAAATCTTCCTTATTAGTAATGTAATACCCACAAACATCTAAATGTTTTTCTAAAAATTCTTGGTGTAATTTATCTGACGAAAGAATGTTTTTATATTTAGATAATGTATTATTTTCATACCAATCCGGATTTTTATAAGCATCTGCAGATAAATATCCATCCATAAAAGATTTAATCATAGATAAACCATCAACTTCAAGTGATGGGACATCTTTTAAATATTTGCCAGTATAAACCATAACATCCCCATTAAGACTATTCGATTCAGAGGTTTCAAACCCCATTTCTTTAAATCTATAAAGATATTTCATGTTGTCATCACCACATAACCTAACCATACTATATTTAGGTTCTCCGTTTCTTTTTAAGATAGTACCATCACCAAAAACATATCCATAACACCAATAAAGTCTTTCCATTGGATTTGCCGAATTATAGTCAAAATTTTCGTGTTTTTGTGATGGATATAATGGTTGGTTTAATTGTAAATCTGTCGTTTCATCTCCATTAAATAATATCCATCTATGATTACTAGTTGCCCTAACTATTTTAGTACTTTTTCCTCGTTTGAAAGTTATTTCATTTAATTGTTGATTACCATAATTTTTAACGATAGCCCTTTTCCATGAACCAGTATGAGTTAATACTGTTACTTCATCTCCATCATTAAAATCTAAAAACGATTTTAACCCCTTATCTGTAATAAATTCCGTTTCTTCCCCAAAACAGTTATAAATTCTGTTTGGCGATATTTCAATCGGTTTTCCACCAAATTGCATTGACCTCATTGATGGTAATACTTTCTTATCATACACGAATTTATATACCTCTCTAATCTCATTTTCAAGAGATGGATATTTTTTAATGTGCATGTTTATGTTTCGGGTTACTAACTCTTTCCAAGTTTCACGTCTGTTTAATTTAGGTACAAATTTTGCGTACTTCATATAAACTGTTAAGTCCGATAAAATCTTTTGTGATGCGTCCATAGTTTTACTAATTTTTTTATTTTTTTGGTTATTGTTTTTCTCTTTCTTTTCTTTTATCAATCAAATCCTTGATTCGTTGTCTATTTCTTTCTTCTGTCTGTTCTTCAAGACCTAAGAATGTTACTGACGATTCTGTGTCGATATCTAACATACCGTTATCAAATTTACAGTTTTCAAATACAACACCATCATCACCGATTCTTGATTTAGTTATTGCTATAGTCGCCAATTTCATTTCTTTTTGTTGTAGAGATTTAGCCACGGTAATGATTACGTGCCCAACCTGAGCTTTTTTGATAGAACCACCCATTTGGTCTGTAGTTACCACATCAGAAGAGATTGAACTTCTATTACCCTGAGTTGCGGTCCATCCAACTAAATCCAACTCATGACACATTGATTCAAATGCTCTCATAACAGAACCTTCAGATTTCCATTCGTCACCTAAATTTTTATCAGGTACCACACAATCAATATAATCAAGTAATACCATGTCAATCTTAATACCGTCAGCAATCATTTTTCTGATTTGTCCTTTGATTTGTAACATAGTTACAGTATCCGATGGTAATTTTTTAAGTATTAACTTATTCTCCATAGAGTCTTTAATCTCTTTGACTTTAGCCATTACTTCTTCTTTCTTTATAGTTAACTCGTCAGGATGTACTTTTGTCCATAATGTGATGTGTTTTCTTTGAATGATTTTTGGGTTGTCCTCAAAAAATATTTGTAAAACATTATACCCTAAATTAAATGCGTGATTTGAGATTTTAGTTAACAATGTTGATTTACCAACACCTGTTGGTGCTAATATTACACCGATTTCCCCTCGTGCTAAACCACCTTTTAAGAGTCTATCAATACCTGGGATACCCATTGGTATTGGATGTCTATAATCTTCGTTTAAAACCTCATCTAAGTTATTAAAAACGTCTTCCGTACCATCTTGTCTCTCCCCTACTTGTAACGCTTGTCTAACAAGTGTTTCCAAAGTATCGTAGTTTTCAAACTCTCCCCCGTCAATCACTTTTTGAGCCTTAGTAATCGCTTTCTGTAACTCTTGTTGTTTACAGAATTTTAACGATTTCTCTTGAACAAATTCTTGTCCCTCGGTTGGAGCGTCTTTAATTTTTGTTAAAGTATCTAACACAATTTTAGACGCCAACTCTTGTTGTAGTTCTGATTTTGTAATTTGTTCTAAAGTATCAAACGTTGGGGTGTGTTCGTATTTGGAGTAGTACTCCTTTATCATTTGAATGATTATCTTAAAGTATTTGTTTTCAAAATAATTATTCTCAATTACATCGATAATTGACCTTGAAAAGTCTTTATCCACGATGATTTGGTTTAATAATTGTATCTGAAAAGTACCCCCTAAATAATCAAAATTTTTGTTTGATGCCATGTGTTTTTAGTATTGTTTAAGATAAATATTAAGGCTTAGTCGGAATTCCAAGGTACTCGTATGTTAAATTTTCTGTTGAAAAAATGTCAGTTAATTCCGAAAGTATACTTTTTATGTGCGGGCGTATGTCTACGGTGTATCTTATCTTTGGTGGGAAGATTTTTGCGTCCATCTGTCTATGACAAATTGTCATATCTCCGTCCTTAATAAAAATGTTAAAATGTTCAGGACCGTCAGTATTTGATGTTTCAAGCATCATTGGGTTCTGTTTAATCTCGTAAGAATTATCCAACAAATAAGTCGTCGCCTTCATTTTTAAATCGTGTTCTAAAATCCCTTTTAACTCATAAAGGTATTCATAAAACTCAAGTGAGTTTTTTGCCTCAGGGATATAATTTCTCACATTAAAAAATCGTTGGACGATGATGTTGTTGTTAACCATCATTAAAAATTCTAACTTTGTTGTTTCTTGGTCTTTCATAATCATTATTATTTTTTTTTATAATTTTTCTTCTCTTTTCTTGTTAATTTTAGAAATGGGGTTAAGAAGTTTACCCAATTATTATCTCCTTTAGGTAAAAATTTAAAGAATCCATCTTCCATCATCATTTTAATGATATTCCTATGTCCTCTCCCATCTGGGTCTAAAGATTCTGTGTAATATAATTCTACGAGTGTTTTACCTTCATCGGTAATTAGTGGGTTTGATAAGTCTACAATTTTTTCATTAATCTCAAAAAATTCGTTTCCGTAAATTCCTGTTTTTGTTTTTCCTGACAGAAGATTTTTTAACACTGTGTTATCTTTATCCTCAGATAACAATCTTTCCGCCTTTGTTAAAATATCGGTTATATTAACCTTTTCGTCAAGCATCTCAGGAAATAATTTGATTAAAGTTTTTTCCCCTAAATAATAAATCCCATCAATATTATCGGATTTATCTCCTGCCAATATTTTATAGGTTTTTACGTTCTCATGTGGAATGGAATAGTCGTAGATTTTGATTTTATCCCCGTTCTTATACGTTTGTTTTGCTGATGGGGAATAGACACTCACCTTATCCGAAATAAGTTGTGTAAGGTCTTTATCTGACGAAAAAATGGTTTTAAATTCGTTGTGAGAAATCTGACAATAGTATGCGATTAAATCATCGGACTCGTTGTTAGTAATGTTTATCTGTCTAATAAACATCTCTTCTAAATATTGTTTAACTCGTTCTTTTTGGAATTGGAAGGAGGTTTCTTTGTATTCATTAATTTCCTTCGTACGATTTTCTTTGTACCTTGGATAGAGAAGTTTTCTACTTAAAGAATTGTCTTCTCCATCCCAAAATACAACTACTTTATCAAAATTTTGTTCTTCAATAAATCTTCTAATAGTATTTAGGAAATGCCATATACCACCAATATGTTTACCGTCATGATAAAAATCTTTTACCCCATGAAAACCTATTTTCATTAAATTGGAGCCGTCAACCAAAAGTGTTTTTATCACATTAGTTATTTTAAATTATTACTACTAGTTTGTTACTCTTTTTTAAAAATCTTCTTTTTCTTCCTTCAAATCAAAATCACCGTCAGTACCAATAATTTCTTTCCAATACTCCGCATGTTCTATTTTGTATTTTTCAATAGATACTTTTTCTTCTGCTGCGTCTTTACCCGCCAAGAACCCGTGTGGTGTTACAATTATCTTACCATCCTCATAACCCAAACCTGATATGTGATTTTTCATTACAGATACTTTAGTTCTAATCGCAAACTTAACACTTCTCTTATCTTTTGTTGCTGTAATTTTGTTTGTTCCTGCACCTTTTTGATTACCAAATAAGAATACTAAAGATGAATTTAACCAAATCGCTTCACCACCTTTCGCCTTAATTTTTGGTTGTCCAAATGGATTATCGGGTAATTCAACCCAAGGTTGATTAACAATGATTAAAGTATTTTCAAACTTTGAGTCAGACTTACGACTTCCTGAGATTCGTTGATTAATACCCATTCCGATTTTGTCGGCCAAGGTTGAGGCGTTGTGCATTTTTCCACCCTTTCCTTCGAAAGTCATTTTACAAGGAACAGAACCAACCGAATCCCATAAGAATAACAAACTATAATCTAACTCACCCTTCTCTTGTGCATCCAATAAACTATTGATGTAATCCGTAATTTGTTCAATATAACTGAAGTTATTATTGAATATATAGAATCCGTCCCAATCTAATTCCCCCGTCTCTTCATCGACAACCTCCGTACAGTCAAAACCCATTAGTTTTGCGTGCTCGAATGACCATTTTTGTTCTGTAATAATAAACACAGGAAGTATACCTTTCTTTTGAGCATCAACCGCAGTCTTTACCAACGCAGTTGTTTTACCCGTATCTGAATGCCCTAAAAGCATATTTAAATGTCCTATTGCCGGTCCTGGTAAACCAACCGCATCTAAAAAATCATTACCCAAATCAAAAAACCTTTGGGGTTTATATTTCGCAGACGTTGAGAATTTATCTTTAATTGATTTAAAGTCGTTTTTCTTAATTGCCATATTGTCTATGTGTTATTAAATGTTTTGTTAAAAAATGAGAACTTGGACATATACTTGGACGCGATGTCTTAGTAAGTGTCCAAGTTCAATAACTTAGAACGGTAATTCTTCGTCAGGTTGGTCACCCGCTTGTGGGTCAATAGTTGGTTTTTTTTCAGATTTACCTCCCATGGAGATTTCTGATGAACCAGAATTTCCATATGCGTATCCACCTTTATCACTATCCCAACGTGGAGTTTCTCCTCGTGCGATTGCTTCAAGATATTCAACAGGTTTTTTAGAGTAAACGTCAGACCAAGTAAGTTCATCGGTAATCCAAGATTTTGCGGTCTCATCATTTTCATGAACAGGTCCCGCGTCTTCGTACATAACAGTTTGGATAACTGTGTAAACGGCTCCTTTAGGGGTTTTTGCTTTGGTTAACTCAAGAATAATGTCACGACCTGTTGTTGTGTCTGTGATGTCACCTTTAGCTCTCCAAATAGGGATAATTTTGTCAAGAATTCCTTCGTTTTTGTAATTGTGTTTAAAACGCCAGAATTTAACTCCATCCGCCTCATTATCACGGTCAATTACTTTTACGATGTAAAATTTACGTGGTTTGTATTGTCTAGCAAGTTCTTTGTCAGAATCTCTGCCAGTAGACATAAGTTCTTCGTTAACTTCACTCAAAGGTGAGCGTTCGTTATCATTCTTGCCTGGGTCAAATAACTTTACCCATTTTCCGTCCACTTGAATCTCGTGGAACCATACTTCTTTAAACGGTGAAGAACCATCAGGTGTTGGTAAGATTCTTAATCTTTTTTGACCTTGTTTTTCAGTATCCTTAAGGATTGCTGCAAAGTACTTTTTTAGTCTATCTTCTTGAGAGACCTTTGAGGTGGAAGTGTAACCTCCTTGTTTTGATTGTTCGTACTGTGCTAGTACCGAATCTAGGGAATTGTTTGTCGCCATATAATTTAAGTTTTAATTGTTTACTAAGTATAAGTGTCAGCCTTTGTTTTGTCAAATAATTTAAAAAAAAAACGGTCAATTAAGACCGTTAATTTACTTTAGTCTTGAAAAAGTATCAATGTCGGTATCGTTGTTTTCGAAGTTTCTAAAACTTTTTTTAATATCGCCAGGAGAATACGCTTCAACATCGTCTTTGGTTAAAACATACTCATTTTTTCCTGACTTTTCCATATCTTCTTGTTTATCTTCAAAAAAATCACTTAGTTTTTGATTAAATGGACCTGAGTCCAAACTTCTTAATTCTAATTTTTCTTCAGGAGTTTTTACTCTATATTTTTCAACCTTAGCCTCAAGGTCATTTAATTTATTCATAATTGAGTCCATGTCAGAAAGTTTACTTTCTAAACCTTCAAGGTGTTTAAATAAATTATTAAAATATTCTTCTTGTTTTTTTTCTACACTTTGTTGTGATTTAACTAAATCAGTAATGTCAAGTTCTTTTGATTCTTTTGATTCACTTCCAATTTTTTCAACATCAGGGTCAGATGAAATATCTACAGACTCAGGTGGAACATCCCCTCCAACAGGTGCTCCTGCATCAGGTGGTGGTGGTGGTACCGCTCCTGCATCAGGTGGAAGAACCGCTCCTGCATCAGGTGGTGGAGGAACTGCTCCTGCATCAGGTGGTGGTGGTAATGTTGCGTCTTGCTCAGAGATATAATTGTTAATACTTTTATATCTCATTACCTCATTTAAAATTTTTACGTCTATTTTCATTTTCTTATCCGTTTAATAATTGTTTTACTCCAGTAGTTGTTTCAACTTGGATTTTTTTATTTTTAGACATAGTATTGTCCACTCTTTCGATTAGACCGTCTTTCATTCTGATTGTATAACAATCTCCTGTATCTAAGTCACAAACTTGCTTATTACCGTCACCCAAATCTTTTTCGGTGTGTCGAGTATTTTTACCTAAGTAGTTATCTAAAATTAATTTTGTGTTCATAATTTCTTTTTTATATAAATATCTTTATTCTGTTGAAAATTTTTAAGTGAATTTAAATGTTACGGGAAACGATTTATAAAAATCCGTTCTACTTGGGTCAGTTGTGGCACCGTCATCTAAAACGGGTTTACTATACACTGTAATACTATATGAATAATTTCCTTTAATATCTGCCGAGGATGTTGTTATAATATTACAATTAACCTCCTCTAATAATGTGTCAATATCTACCGTAAAAGTTTGTTTGTTACTTGAAATTAATGAGTTAACGTTGTTGAATTGTTGTCCTGACCCACTACCACTTCCACATTCGGAATCAACGGTATAATCAAAGGATATGTCAAAGATATTATATAACCCCGTAGACCCATTAACCGTAACTGTTAACTTTTCAAACATTGGGGGATTTGCCACGGTATAAGAGTTAACACCACTTAATGGTACAACAGTATTAGATGGTACAGGTGTTGGTGAAGGGGTAGGTGTTGGCGTTGGAACTATTTGTGAGACGCTTCCATAAATATCCAAAGACTTTTGTACTTTAGACTCAATATTAGATAATTGTGTTGGGTCCATCTGAGAATACACGTTCACAGGATTTTGGTTTGCCCCAAAATATAATATCCAAAATTTAGTAATTTCTTTTGCGGACACGTTAGGTAGAATTATCATACTATTTTTCCATCTTTCCAATAGAAGTGTAGCATTATTATATAAATCGTCAAACACTGCGTAAGGTAAAGTTGTTGTGTCAGATTTTAAACAAAAATAATTTGGATTTCCTTCAAAATACTTTTTAGACTCTCCCCAACTACTTGATAAATCAATACCGGCAAAATTATTTTCATATGCTTCTAACCCTGTTGATGTTGATGACTCTAAATACAATGCTGCGAACACCGCATACTTTAATTTACCATCATCAGGAATTTCTCCTGCACTCATTATTATTTTAATTGTTTTTATAGTTTCCTTAAAGGTTACTTTATAACTTTGGGGGGTTATTGGTATATATCTATCATATTTCGATGCGGGAGTACAAGCCTGAGTTTGTGTTAATTCTTTACCTCCATTAGCATTAGACACAACTTTATTTTGTTGAGAAATAACATTCCCTTTGGCGTCTTTAGTTTCTTGTTTTTTCGCTTCTTTGTTTTTTTTGATAATTGATTGTAATAAGTTAGTTTTAAGTGATTGTAAATACGCGTCAATTTTAGGTAATGCCGCAGTTGCTTGTCTAACCCCTTCAATAATAGTATCAAAATTACCAGGACTTATATTATGATTAACACTTAATATCATATACGGTCCACTAAACATTGGGACATGTCTTAAGTTAAAATACATTGTAGGTTGTATCATAGCGTTACCCATCATAGTTATTTGACAACCATAACTTCTATTTTTATATAAATTATATAAAGATGTACTTTGTGTTGACCCTTTTCTACCCCCACCTTGATTCGCCATCTGATTTAGTATTTGTAACCCTTCCGCAGTCGCCTTACCAGCACTTTGGTCTACTTGAAAATTTTTAAATATCTGTTGATTTTGTGGTCCAATATCGACATTAAATCCGACCACCTTATTAGATTTGTCCCAATCTTTTTTACCTACTTGATTTTCGACTAACGGATTATCACTAGTTCTACGTAAATCAAACGCATCATTTCTATAACGATAATCAACATTATTTTTTAAGTCTAACTGTTCACTTGGTTTACCCGCATAAAAACAAACCATTTTTGATGATGAATCTCTATAATCAACATTTAAAAAGGTACCAAACAAATTATTTGCAAAGTCGGCCGTTCCATCAATTCTTGGTATAGGGTTTTTTACCGCATTTTGTACGTTATAAAAATTAACATAAGACGGTATATTCATAACCACAAAATGATTCTCAATCAAGATACTTTGTACAAAAGTTAACATAGACGCCGTAACATTCATTCGGTCAATGCTTAACATGTCTTTCAATTTATAAACATCAACCAAAACTTTTTCACCAATATTTCTACTCGCTCTATCTAATAATAAAACGTCCTCAAACAATGTCTTAGTTTTAAAATCATTACCCGAAATCCATTTATCATTTAATGCTTTGAATGTTTCCCATAACTCAACTTTAGTTTGATTTCCTTGTAATTCAGCCTCTACTTGACCTTCAGTACTAATCGTTGTTGCTGGTAAAGACCCATGTAACTTAGGTATCAAATTATCAATAATTTTTGATTGGAAATTATTAATTTCTAACAAATAATTTGTCATCGCTTTGTAAAAAGCTCCTTGTCCCGATTTATTAGTAGAATTTGGTACTTGCGGATATTCATCTTGTTGAGCAAACACCGTTTCAACAATGAATTGTTTATCAGTAGGTACTGTAGATAAAGAACCAAAGAACGCAATGATGGTTTCATTTATTAATGTTTGAGTATTACCTGTGGTTGTTGGTAAAAAACTTGGCAAACTTTCATACAATATAACCCCCTCCTTGTTTGATAAATATGAAATTTTTTGTGGCCCAACTTGTCTAACCGTAATTGTATCTCCACTTAAAAGAGCGGTAAATGAAACTTTTTTACTTGGCGATGATATGGGGGCCTCAGGTGGGGCAATCGGATTACTTTGGAATTGGTTTAACTTCTGAGTTGCATATATTTTTATTACTGTTGCAAATAATTTAATATTATCAACGGTAAACGCCACATTCAAATCAACAAAGAAATCTGTAATATAAGAACCATTGTCGCCATAAACTAACTCAGGTATTTCTGAAAATCCTACATAAGTGTATAATGTTGACCATTCGTTAGGGTAGTTTGTTTTAGACGTTATTAGTGACACTCCCCCACCATTAGTCGGTACGGCATTAGGTGTCATAACAGTATAATATTCCCACTCATAAGGGTCGGTTAACGGTAATGTTGAGAACGTATAAAATAATTTTTTATCATATAAAGACGGATTACCATACTTAAACACCACATCGTAATTTAAAAATTGTCTTAAAATACTTGTCACATTACCTACTTGCCAATTTTGTATTTCTGTAACAATGTTAGAACCTGTATCCCCCGTTGCTTTTGGAACTTTTAATAAACTCCTAAACATCATTTGGAAATTTTTAAATGTTTTTTCTGTTTCAGTCCCTGGACTACCTGACTCGCCAGGGGTATAATCATATACCGATTTTGAAAAATTCAAAAATTCTGTTTCAAATCCGTCTAACACGTCTTTTTCAAACACAGATAACATTTCACTCATTTGTGAGTAATCATTTGTCACCCCGTTTATTGAAAAATTTTCTTGTTGACTTTGTCCTGAAAAAATGTGTTTCATGTAATCAAACGGTGAAGGTTTTTTAAGTTTTGAATTATCAAAATACCCATAATTTGGTGCTCCCCAAAATAATCTAACAGACCCATCATACATTGCTTGATTTGAATTCACCTCAAATTTCATTTCGTATGACGACCCACTTGGTTTAAAACATTCATTTTTTGTTTGATTTAAAAGAGACCCTTGAGATGGCATTAAATAGGTATACTTTGTGTCAGGGGTGTCAACACTAACCGACCAAGGAATTATTCTTAAATCTCTTGATGGTATTGTTGGGTCAAACCCTTCAGCAAGATTAATAATTGCGTTATCAACGTAATTAATTGAAACTCCTGATGTTATTCCTGATTGTATTGCACTATCAGTATACCCCGAAAAAACTTCATACCCTTGACAAAAAACATTAAAATCGTTTATCAATTTGGGGTAAAATCCTGTATTTATTAAAGTTGAAATTTCAGTCCCAATAGTGGTGTCTTTTTGTAGTACAATATCGATTGGTGCTCCATTAATAATTAATCCATAATTTCGAGTATTCGCACTTGTTACAGGGTCAAAATTGGTCGTATAACTAAACCCTGACCAAGAGGTGTCTAATATATCAATATTTTTTTCAATATATGTTTTATATCTATGCCAAATTGAACCAAACTTTAATATCCATGCGTAAGGTAGTTTATGCACTGCCCCAAATTTCTTAAGAGCAGCAAAAATATAATCTAAATCAGTCGCAGTATTGTTATTGTAAGTTTTAAACTTTTCCCTCATTGTCGCCAATGGTAAACTATTAATAAAAAGATATGCCGAAGCGATGAATGGATATTCATCATTATTTCTAAAATTTTTAACCCCTTGTTGAATTGAATTGATAAAGTATGGTGTATTTAACATCGAAGTTGTTTGGTTGTTGGTTACTTCACCACTATAATTAAAATACCTAACATTTCCTTCAGTAATCAATTGAGTTTCAAAAGTTCTACTTTGATACCATGTCTTTAAATTAGTACTATTAATAACATTTGGTGTTTGTGCCAATAAATAAACAAAGTTAGTTATTGGTCGAATACTGTTTGGCGTATTTGTCGTAATAAAACTAGTAATTAACTTAATATTTGGATTATATTTTAAAACTTTTGTAGTGTTAAATGCTCCGTTAGCGTCTAAAATTGTTGTACCGTTAGCCAAATATGTTTTATCCCAAGTTCTATTCGTAAACGGGAAAGTGTCCCCTAAATCAAATTTATTTGACGTTGTCGAACCTGTAATATATTCTGACATAGCGACCTCATTAGGTAATGAAACCGATGGTTGTGATTCAGAACTATTTAAAATATTGGCATTAATAAACTCAAAACCTCCATTAGTAACATAATTTTTAATGTACGGAGTATTATAAATTCCTCTAATATAATTTTGCCAACTTTCTCCTAACCCACTATTTGAAAATTGTCTTAGGATTGTTGTAAAATTAGTCGCATTAAACCCATACTCTCTTAGTTTTTGAATAATAAATGGGTTGTCGTTCGATAAACTTTTAACAATGTTGTTGTTTTCCGATTCCGCAATTAGATTAGTAATTTTATCGGCATCCGATACAAAGTTATTACTTCTCGAAAGTCTAGAATAGTACGAAGTTAACATAATCCTTTCGTAAATTTCAAAAAAGAATTTAACCTCTTCTTTATTTCCGTAAACCCAATTTCCAATTGGGAATTCAATTGCGTCTAACGAGACTCTTTGAGTTTGAGTTAATTCGTTAGTATTGGCCGTTGGGTCGGCAGGAGGTAACGTTCTTTCAGTAAAACCTTTAATGAATTCTTCAACAAATTCAATTTCGGGCCAAACATCAAATAGATATCCCTTACTTCTATTAATAATTTTTGGGTCTCCAGGGTACGTTATTTCATATTTTTCTTGACCATCTTCTCCTGAAGTTTCGACAATTAATTGTGGCCATGGATACACAGGTTGTTTAGAATTATCACCTGATGAAAGATTATCGGCAGAGGCTCCAGCAACTTGTTTATCAAAGATAACATCTTTTCGCCGATAGTCATCCCTTTGGTCCCAAGCATTAGTATGAACATCGTCCATCATTCTTAAAAACGCCTCACCATTGGCAAAAATTACCGCCAACACGTTTCTAATGTTTGGTATAAACCCAATACCGTTATCTTTACTTTGTAATAACTTAGATAACGCCTCTGTTAATTCTGTTTCAATTTGTTGTTCTTTTTCTGTTAATATTTTAATTAAGTTATCTATTTTATCAAGAAATCGTTTATTTCCTTCAAAAATGTGATACACGTAGATTTGTTGTTGTTTACCATCACGGTTAACAAATTTACCTGAATTAAATTGTCCATTCTTATCTAACTCTGCCTGTAGCTCGATTAAATCAGTTGGGTCTAAAGGTTCTTTATTTTTATTTTTTTCTTTAAAAGTTGTTACTAAATCAACATCTTTTGACGTAATCTCTATTAGGAAATCACTATAATCAATATTACAAACTATTTGACATGGTTTGGTGTTACCATCAATTGTATAACTACCCCCAACACCTTTACGCCCATTTGGTCCAAAAGTATTATTATCATTTAATAGTGTATTGTATCCCGTAATAATCTCTTTTAATTTTGAAATTGCGGTGTTTTGTTGTTCAAGGGTTTTAAATTCAGGTTTAAAACTATAAACTCTAGTCTCACTATTAGTCAAACTAATTCCGCTAGATAATACCGTGTCTTTCGTTAAAACAAAATAATTTTTTTTGTCCATATACTTATCAAACCAAGATACTTTATCAGCATCATAAACATCTTTTCGGTAAGCAATTAATTGATTTCTATATGTGTCAACATCAGTTAATGGGTCTAAATTTTGTTTACTAAAAGAATCTAAAATATTTTTAACGAAGTTTTCAATTCTATTTTGCATTTGAACAAGAGTAAGTTCAGGAAAATCGTCAGGAATTAGTCCTTTAGTTTTATACTCACTATACATCTCCTTAACTTTTTGATACCCTCTTTCATAAATGGTATCATCAACGTTTGAGAATTGACTGTCGTTTCCGCTTGTTGTCTGTATCTTAACTCTTGATTTATACATGTGAGGAGCGGCAATTAAATACCCCATTGAGATTTCACTTAAAATTGTGAACTTATACGTTAAAAAATCTAAATCAATTTGGAAATTACCTGAGTTAGTATTATACCTTGAGGTAAAACTCTTTAACATTATTGGTAGTCTAACCGCCTTTCCATAATACCCTTTTATTGTTAAATAAAATAATGGATACGGTAAATTAAAAAATGCCGCGTAAGGTGAATTATCTCCACTTTCAAATAACGCCCTTCCTTTTATGTCCTCCATAGTTATATGAATGGTTGACATAAACGAAGTATTTTGTCTTATAGTAATACTTGTAATACCTAATAATCCATTATCCGTAGAACCTGGCTTACCACCCGAGTTAATTGTTTGTCTAATATAATAATCCTTATCATTTTTAGGGTTAGTTACAGATGTCTGTTTTGGTTGATTTACTCCTTTTCCTTGGATGGTGTCTTTTCCTGTAATCTCATCGGTATATTCATTGTCTAAAAAGGTTTTTCCTGCAGGCTTTAAAAAATTCATTGACGCAACTGAAATTGTTTGTATTGCGTCATTACTTGCGGTTCCCACGGATAACTTAGTTCTTGGAAGAACTTTACATTCCAAATTAGCATACATTACTAAGTCTTCTTGCCTTACGTGTCTATCTGAGGCAACACCATTCTCGTCAATAAGTTTGTTCGGGTCAACTATTATAATGTTGTTATAATCGAGTTCAACCAATATATTTTCTGGTTTATCTACCATAATAGAAGAAATGATTGTCTAATTGATTTTTATAGTCCTGTAAAGAAGCTACTAAAGGAAATGGAATTGTCAAGATAACACCGTCAGGAATATTCCATTCTTGTCCGCCATATGTCGGATTACCTTGCATAATTAACCACCCAAAAGTTGGAGAACCATAATATTGTTGGGAAACTTTATCCATTCTTGATTGACCAACCTTATATATGTACCTTTTATCGGTAGATTTAGTGGGTAATGTTATGTACGGAACAACAGTTTGTTGCCCATCAAGAATAAAATTACTATATCTGTTATAATTTTGTTTTGCCATGGTTAATCAAATTTAATTTTTCCGTTAAACGTAGTTTTATCGAGGTCCACATTAACTGTTTTATATAGGTTTGATATATTAGTTTTTTGAGTCGGTTCCGTTGCTGGGTCGGCAACTGTAGTATACTCAAATTTTCTTGTTTTACCTTTAGGATACATCAGTTTTTCGATACCGTCAGTATACAAGGACGTATATTCCTTACTAGATTTAAATTTATCAAATTTCTTCTCCTCCGCTTTAAGTTCTTTTGAATATCTTTTTGCAATGTCATCGGTAATATCATCAAATTTTTTCTGTAATTTGACGGGGTCTTTAATATTAATTAAATCACCTTTAATAACATATGTTTTAAATTCTTCAAGTTTATTTGAGTCATTAAAAATTCGAGAAATTACCAAGAAAAATCTTTTGTCGGGACCCATTTCCGCATCTTTATTAAATAAATCTATATCAACAGGAAGGAAATTTCCATTATCATATAATGACACATTTTTAACAATATCGTTTTTGTCCAATAACCCAGCATAACCCTGTAATGCCAAGGCCAATGACTCATAATCTTTAGTAAATTCCTCATAAGTATTTGCCGGAACAGGAGTAAGTGTTTCACTCGATTTACTGATTTTATCTGTTCCCTTTATATTATAAATTCTTGGGGTATTAGAATCTAAAATTTTACCATCAGTTTTACTACTAATTAAATTTAATTTTCTAATATTCTGAATATAAGTTTGTTGTTGTATAGTCAATTCTTGAGTAATTGTCGTTATTTCAGATGCAAATGTTGACGATAAACTTGTAATATAGTCAACCATGTTCTGTCTAACACCTCTAATTGCAGAACTTGCAATATTGAATTTAAATTTCTTTAGTAACTCATCAATAATTGGGTTTGGGATTTGAGTGTCGGTATTAATATCATCGATTACTTTTTTAAATAAATCTTCAAGTCTTTTTTCAACTCCTTCAGGTTTACCATAAATTTGAACACCGTAATCAGTTCCCGGAGAAGGAGAAATTGTTCCTTTGCTATATAGTCGAGAATCATTAACTAATTGTTCAATACCGTAATTAAAATTTAAAGTTAATTTTTGCATTTGATTAACCACCGCCTCAAAATATGTTTTAGTGTCGGTTAATAAACTATCCATAATTTTTTGATATCCAATTTCACCTGTTTGTCCACTTGGGACAGGGATGTTTGTAATAATTTCACCAATAGTTGTTCCACCATTATTTGTCGCAGGATTATCAACATTGGCAACAGTTGCGGGTGTCTGAGAAGCTAAAATAGCGTCAACAACACTTTTATCTAATGCTGAAGTATCTTCAGTCCAAACCGACCTTTCATCATAAATTTCAGTATTTGCGTAGTAGTTGAACGATAACGCATTTTGTAACTGTTCAACAGGTCTTGCAAGTCCCATACCACCGATAATGTTGAAGTTCAAAGAGACGTTGGCAATCATAGGTTGTATACCAATACCTTCAGGATTCATATCAAATAATAAAGGCTCATATGTAAACGATAGTGATGTTGGAATAATTTTACTATTAACAAAATCCCCTAATCTTAGAATTAATACGGGTGGAGCTCCAAATGAAGTATTAACCGCATCATTATATTTTGGCCTACCATCAGTACCAATTGTTGGTATTGTTTCACCAGGTCTAACACATTGATTTAAGAACGTTAGACGAGCGTTCAACCCTTCAGGAGTAGTTGAGTGGAACGCGGGATTAAAGTACTTAATCTTCTCTTTAAATGAGTCGTAGACCATTGGGGCCTCTTGTTTAATAACTTCGAAATAATCACACTCAGATAAAAGACCTCTTAATATTTTTTTACTAATACCTTCTTTAATTTTCTTAATTATATCAACAGTAGGAGCAGGTTTTGGAACTGCGGTAGGGTCATTTTGAGCCAAATCCATCAACTTTAATGGGTCTACTGTTTTAGGGGGTATGAATACGGTGATTGTTGCAACTCTAACTCGTCTACAAGCCATGGCACTTACCGAATATATTTGAGCATTTGCGGTTTCGTTATTTGATTTATCTTTTTTTTTCTCTTGACAATTAACCTCAAATCCTGGAGTTGTAACAATAGTAGTTGCCGATGTCGTACCTGACGCAACCTCAACATACCCTGCTTTAGGGATAACGGTTTTTTCACCCGTACCTACCGCAGATTTAATAATAAATCTAACCTCACCCTCTTTCATAAATGACCCTAACGATTCGGTACCAGCACTATAACTTTTAAAAAACTTTTTAATTGAGTCAATTCTTCTATCCGATAATTTTTGGTTATAATCATCAGATGCGACCGCAGAGGCCGACCCTTCCATTGTAACACTAATTGTTCCTTTAGGATTATCTGTTAATAGTTTAAACGCATCTTTTACAAATTCGTTACTAAATGTGTTAAAATTACTTTTTACCACAGTATTAAAAAACGCTTCAACATTGGCCTCTTTATCTTTAGTATTAAACGTAGCCTTTGAGGTAGTGTCATACTTTTTAATATTGTCTGGGTCAATGTATTTATTATAAATTGTTTGATATTCCTCCGAAGTTGTTGTATTAGGACTTTTACCAGGAATGTCATTTTCAAAATAGAAAGCGAAATCTAAATATTTGTTTTCAAATTCCGCAACTGATGTGTCGTTAGTTACCGCGGTTTTAGTATTAGTATTAGGATTAATACCTGTAGTGTCAGTACTTTCTTTTGGGATTGATTTATTAATTCCCGCCAATTCTTCATTGGTTAATCTTGGGTCATTTAAAACTTGTTGATATGTAAATAAATCCGACGCAGGAATTGTATTATATTTTTTCGCCAATTCATAGATATCAAATTTAACACATCCCGCAAAAAACGAATCCATAATTGATGTTACCTTTTCTTTGTTTTGACCTTTTAATTGTTTTTCAGCAACAATATTCATTACTGATGGGTGGTCAACAATCATCTTCCAAGATAACGTTCCCGTTCTTGAAGTACTTTTATAAGTATAAATTGGTTCAGGTCTTCCTAAGAAGTCGGTTCCTTGGAAAGAAGGTGTACTCGATTCATTAAATTTAATGTCATATGGTGGAAACCACATAACTCTACCCCCATTTGGACCTTTTTCACAAACAGGTAATTCATCATAAGTAAACCCTGGTCTACTTGATGTTCTCCAAGCCAAGTTCTCAATTGAAAACATATATTTTTTGGCATACCCACCTCTTCCGTTTATATCGTCAGGCATAATGTTTGTCGACCCAGGATTTTTTAACGGAGCAATGTTTAAGTTGAATGTATTATCAAAAACGGAGTTCGTAAACCTTCTTCCTGACGTAGTAATACCATCAGTTTTTTGTAAATCATTATAGGTATAATATGGTGTATCTTTGGTAAATACTCGACAATACTCAATACCAACTTCACCCCCCGTTGTATTATCGGTATATGAAACTACTTGAGAACCTTTAGTTATCTCTTTATATCCGTCATGGAATACTTTACTAACTTGGTTTATGGCATTACCAACATGTTTTAAACGGCTAATACCCGTTACGTTATCTGCAGAATCAATTATTCTTTGTGTTTGGTCAAGTATTGACGATTCTTTAAAGGTGATGTTTGTGGACTCTCCTTTTTGATAACTTGAACTAATTTGATTAAACTCTTGGTCTAAACTTCCTGACCCTCCTCCTGGCGTCGCATTAAATCCTGCGTTACTCTTATATTTAGGTGACACCCAAACAAATTGTCCATCAATACCCCCTCCATCACTTGACGATTTACCACCTAAACCAAAATTTATTTTGGTTTCATTACCCTCATAAAGAATACCTAATTCAGATGGTCCGTAAACCGGTGTCTGTACTTGTTTACCAAATGGGTTAACAGGTATTTGATTAGGCGGTGACGTAATTGTTGATGGTTCAGCATTTTTACTACCAACATAATAACCCCCAATAAGAGTACCATTATCAGGGTTAATTAAATTAACAACTAAATTAACAATCGCTTGTCCAACACCTAATAAACCACCATAACTTTTATCGTAACCCGGTTGATATCTGTTGTAATTAATGTTTGCAAATAATGCCGACCTTTGTCCATTACCTGTGTTGGCTAAAAATATTTGTGAGGGGTTTCTTGTCCGGTTTAAAATTGGGCCTAAAAAACCACCCGTTAATTGATTAACTACGTTTAATGCGGTAGAGGTCTGCATTGATTGACCACCATTAAGTTCGTTCTCATTAAAGTAATTACCAGGAATTGGTGACACGGGCCAATAAGCTCCCACCAATCTTGTCGCCAAATCAATAGCAGCCAATATAGGGTTTTCAGGTACGGTAATTCTCCAATTTTTATAAATTAAAGGTTGTTGACCTGAAAGTAATAAACTAATTTCAAATGGGTCTTGTAGTGCTTGTAAATTAACCGCCCCAACCGTGTGTTGATATATTTCAAGAGCGACTCTCTCTTCAAAAGCATATTTTAAACTTTGAGCCCCTATTTTAGCTAAATATGAATCTTGAGATAGTGGACCATTACTACCAACAGGATTTACTGAAGTTAATATTTCAAATGGCGTATAAAATGATGCGGTAAATTGTGAATAAGGTAAATAAAGTCTGTTGTTATTTTGAATACTGTCAATAACAACCATGTCTTTAAACCCTCCTTCAGGTCCGTAAATGTTTTCAATAAATGCCGCATCAATAAAAAACTCATTAACTAAATCTAATACGGTATCGTTAGGACTATATTCCCCTTGATTTGAATTAACAGGTAGTGGTGGATTATTATATGTAATATTTAAATTGTAACCTCCATTTGGTCCATACTCATTTAATGGATATAGTTGTTGAGCATAAGGGTCTTGACTAATTAACGTGTCGGGAGAATCAATAACGTTTGAAACAGTTTGGGATATTTCATAATTCAATGAACCTGATGGTGGTGAATAAACACCTGGCACCGTATATTTTGCCAAATTTTTAGCCATCAAACTGTTTCTAAAACTAGATGTCGATACAAAAGATAAAGTACTCTCTGTCATGTATTATGTTTTTTTATAAATAGAGTTCATCTTTATTTTTATGGTAAAATAACCATTTTAAACGCTATATTGTTTTCGTGCCTCAGTATTAGGATTAGGTTCCCCATTACCATTTCCATTATAAGCCGCAGTACCAACTGCGGAAATAATTCCTTGTTTAATTGATTGGTCATTTTGAATGATTGATGCTAATTGTGAGGCATCCATCATGCCAGGAGCGTCAACTTTAATATTTACATTAACATCAATAGGCCCCGTGTTTTTCGACGCCACACCAGAATTACTACCCATAGGATTGGTTCCTAATTCAATTAATGCTTTAGTGTTTGATGATGAAAGGGGGGGGTTAACATTACTGTTAGTATTTGATGGTGAAACAGGTTCGGATAAGTTTTCATGTTTCTTAAAAGCTACCCCTACTTCTGTACCAAGCGTTTTTATTAATTGTAAAAAGATATTACTTGATTTTCCCAACTCATTAAGACCTGTAGAGGCGGTCTCAAGACTTATCTTAAAACTATCATTAAAAAAAGTACTAATTGTTGTTGCCGCAACACCCAAAGCAGTAACACTGTTCTCTCCATTAATAATAGATGTTATAAACGTCTCCCCAACTTTTTGACTAACATCACCAATCTTTTTAGATGAAAACGAATCAAAAGTTTTAACCACTTTCTTTCCTACCTTTCTTGTCGCATCATCGGCTTGTGTTGAAAGTTTTGTAATTGCAAGAGCTCTACCTGCTCTACCAGTCAATGATTCAGCTACTCCCAAAATACTTTTTTGTGTACCTAATTGTTCTTCAGCTAACTCTTCCATTTTTTTTGGTTTACTAGCATCAATTAACTTGTTAAACGACTCCTCATCAGTACCAAACTTTTCCATCGCATCATTAATGTCCATTTCCTCACCATCAACTTTGATTTTCATATCACCATTCGCCCCCATTTCAGTAATATTGGCTAACATCTCTTGTTGTTCTTTGGTGGCAAATTCAGGGAATTTAATTTTACCCATTTTTTGTTCTAATTCAGCACCGCCTAACGCCATTTTTGTTAATTCACCATTAGTATAACCAAGTTCGGACTCTATTTCCATAAGTTGTCTTTTAGCCCCTGGCATAATTTCAAAATGTCCATCAGCATTAAGTTGGACAAATTGTTTAGACATTTGTGCAATTTGATTTTGAAGTTCCGCAGGGTCGTTTTGCGCTAAATCCATTAGTTTTAATGGGTCCAATAAATCTCCTTGAGCAACACCTAATCTTTGCATTGCCGAAGCCATCTCAATCGCTTTTTCAGGACTAAACAATCCCTTTGCAATGTCAAGAGTAGCTTTCATATCCACCCTCAAATTAACCGCTTGTGCCGCCATTTTAGCCATTCCCTCAACTCCCCCTTGGAAGTTAAATTGGTTCATTTTTGACATGTTTTCAACAACTTGTTTGGAAACCCCCTGAGCATTAACTCCAGTTGACCTTGCGGTATCCATAACTTTTTGCATTTGATTATTCACATCATATAGTGAGAATCCTGCGTCTTTAAACCCCTTCATAAGTTGTTCGTTAGATTGACCCGTTACTTTAGCGGTTTCGTAAAGTTTTTCGTAAGAACCTGAAGCTAATATGACATTTCTACCTAACGTATTTGCGGCCGCTTGTTGTATATCAACAACATCCTTCCACTTACCACCTAAAAGGTAAATTTTATCCGCCGCCTCGGCCATAGCGGACTTAATTGCGGTTATCTGCTCTCGACCTTGACCAAAACTTTCTGCAATATTTGACGCCGACTCTTCTATTTCATAGTATACCTCTTTTATCTTCTCTGCATCAGTATATGACGCCGTAATATTCTTTAACGCGTCTTTAATCTGTTCACTTATTGTAGTACCAGTACCCATTTAATTTGTTTTATTATAAATACATAACACACCCATTTTTTATATTAATTTTTGGGTGTGTTATATTCAACAATTTTTTCGATAAGAAATTTTCTTTCATATGTCGGCATACGATAAAAATCAGAATATGATGTTCTAAGAAATTTCGCCATTAGATAATATTCCTCAATGAGGTGTTGTCGGTAGTTAGAAGAAAGGCCGAAAGAACTCCACCCCAAAGGATATCTCGAAAGATACCAGTTCTCCTGATGGGGCGTTTGTTGTTCTTCTTAGGTCTAATGACGGTTCGTTATCTCTCATGAAGTTACGGATGAATTTAGAATCCATAATTGGCAAAGACTCAATAAATATCGCAATTTGTCCTTTGTCTGTAATTCCGTCAACCTCTTGAATTTGTTTATTTAATCTCCATGTAACTGTTGGTGCAACTCGTCCCGCAGGATATTGGTCACCTAATTTACCCAACTCTAAAATTTCAGAGTAAGTTAATGGTTTTAATTTAACCGTTGAACCTGATTTAGGTAGTTTCGTTAAGAATAACCCATTTTCATCAGGTTTAGATTGGGTTTGTCTAATATTTAGTTCGTCTAAAATAATAGTTGAGTTAAACGATTTACTTGTTTTAGGGTCAACCAAATTAATGACATATTCAGGACCAAAAGAAGTATTTCTTAAATAAATCATGATTGCCTCAACATCACCATTTAAAAGTTCTTCAGGTCTTAAGTCAGTTTCATAAATTTTATTTCTAAGTAATGTTAAAATGACGTTAGTGTTAGCGTTTTGAGCAGCTCCAATTAAAATGTTTTCGTCATTTGCGGTTAAATAACCCACTTTAATTGATTTCTTTTTAGATTTGTAGTATATCCCACCTGAAGGTAGGGTTACAATATCGTGAGGTAAGTTAAACCCTTCGGTTCCCGCTTTAATTAAATCTTGTTCCATATTAAATTGTTTTTATTATAAATAATAGGACAAGTCAGTTTTTTATAAAGACAATTCTTTTTTTAGTTCGGATATTATCCACTCAGGTCTTTCATTAATATCTTTTTCCCAATAACGAAGTAATATCATTCCGTGGTTTTGACATAAGGTATTTTTATAGTTATCATTTTTTTTTGTAAGTGATTGTGTTTCATACAAAACTTCCGAATGTTTTGTATTAGGATTACAGTGATAAAAATCTCCATCAACTTCAATTAGTATATTTTTATCTTTAATTTTAAAGTCAAATAACCTTTTTTGAAACTCGTGTTGAAATTCGTATTCAATATTAAGTAGGTTTAAAATAGTTTCAAACTTGGACTCTAATTTACTCTTTTTATTATATAAGGTAGATTTTAACCATTTTATTCTTCTAATGGACGCATCTTCTTTTAATTTAGGGTTATTCTTATATCTTATTTTTTGAGATTCGGAATTTTTTATTTTAGATATCTCAGTTTTAGGGACACCTTTTAATTTTTTAGAAATTTTTTTACCCCTTTCTTTATCATTACGTAATTTTTCTTTAATTCCCTCAATTTTTTCTAATGTTTCAGGTGTTTTATTTTCCCACCAACCAACATACTTACCTTCTTTCCAATTTTTCTTTTGAGTCTCAATTGCTTTTTGATGGGTTTTAGGGTCTTTATGAAAATTATTTTTACCAGGAACCCTATTGTGGTGAGATTGTATGAAGTTAGAAAACCCTTTACCTATTGTAATAAAATTAGTGGTCTCTCCGCATCCACATTTACAAGTAGGTTTAACACCATTTAAAACATAATCAAGATAAATTTGTTCTGAAGATATATTATGTTTCTGAATAGAATGTGACCTTAAAGCGTTTAAACCATCACATTCTTTTTGACATATTTTACAAATAAAAATTCCCATATAAATAAATATATAGGAATTTCACAATATTGTCAATGAATTGATGTATTTTAATAGTTAAAAATCAATACACTAATATACAACGGTCCATACGAATTGTGGCAGTAATACTCGCAATCGCGTCAGTACTATAACCCAATGAATCAAAGTTAACGTCAGATAAAAAACTTCCCTCCATAATCCATTTTTCTACAACAACTCCTGTAGGGTCTAACATCTCAAGGTCAATATTTTTCTTGTAACCCGCGGCATATCCCATACGACCTGTTACAGACTCAGCACATAATCGTACCCACTCCATAAGAGCTTGTGACGCTGAAGGTCCGATTGGGTCACGGAATTTAACGTTTATTGTTCCCCAAGTGAAACGACCTGCTACATACGTTGAAGTATTTAAGAATGGTATCTCAAGAG